GACACTGTCAAGGCCATTGCAGAAGAACTTGAAATCAAACCCAACGTGCTGAAAAAAGCCATCCGCCTGGCTCATAAGAGTGAATTTGGGCGTGAGCAACAGGATCACGAACTCTTGGAACAAATCTTGACCACCGTAGGTAAGACGCTATAAATATCTCGCAGGAGACGAGTCGTTGCCGTAAGCGACATGAATCATGGCCAGCCAGCCATAACTGGAGAAAGCATTGAGTTACATAGACGCACTTTTTGATCGTGAACACGATCGCATACACGTGGTTGAACGCCGAGATGGCAAAAGATGCTATCAGGAATATCCGGCCAACTACATATTTTACTACGATGATCCTCGTGGTAAGTTCCAAAGCCTATTTGGCACACCTGTAAGCAGATTCAGCACACGCAACAACAAAGAGTTCCGCAAAGAGATCCGCATACAGAGTGGCAAACAACTGTATGAATCAGATATCAATCCCATATTCCGTTGCCTGGAAGAAAACTACAAAGGTCAAGATGCACCACGTCTAAACGTAGCATTTTTCGATATCGAAGTAGATTTCGATCCAGAACGCGGCTTTAGCCCAACAACAGATCCATTCAATGCTATCACTGCTATTTCAGTTTATCTGCAATGGCTAGAGCAAATGGTCACCTTGGTTGTTCCTCCCCGACACATGAGTCGTGAGACCGCGGATGAGATTGCCAGCGAGTTTGAAAACTGCATTGTGTTTGATCGCGAAGAAGAAATGTTAAAAACGTTCTTGGACCTTGTCGAAGACGCAGATGCACTTTCCGGTTGGAACAGTGAGGGATATGATATACCCTACACAATAAATCGTGTTACCCGGATTCTAAGCAAAGATGACACACGTAGATTTTGTTTATGGAACCAATATCCCAAGAAGCGTATGTTTGAACGCTTTGGTGCAGAGAATGAAACCTATGACTTGATTGGTCGTGTGCATATGGACTATATGCAACTGTATCGCAAGTACACCTACGAAGAACGTCACAGTTACTCATTGGATGCCATTGCTGAATATGAACTGCAAGAAACCAAGACAGTGTTCGAAGGTACTTTAGATCAACTGTACAATCAAAACTTCAAAAAGTTCATTGAATACAACCGTCAAGACACAATGATTCTAGGCAAGCTGGACAAGAAATTAAAGTTCTTGGATCTTGCCAACACCTTGGCACACGAAAACACAGTATTGCTTCAAACAACAATGGGTGCTGTGGCTGTGACAGAACAGGCCATTATCAATGAAGCACACGAGCGCGGCATGGTTGTGCCCAATCGCAAGGAACGTTACAGTGATGAAGACACACAGGCCGCTGGTGCCTATGTTGCATTTCCAAAGAAAGGCATACACGAATATGTGGGCAGTATAGACATCAACAGTTTGTATCCCAGTGCCATTCGTGCTCTCAACATGGGACCAGAGACCATTGTTGGACAGTTACGTCCCGTAATGACTGACCGTTACATTCAAGACAAAATGCGCAGTGGGTCGAGCTTTGCTGGAGCATGGGAAGGTCTGTTTGGTAGTTTAGAATACACGGCTGTGATGAACACAGAACCGGGCACAGAAATTACCATTGATTGGAAAGATGGCGAAGAATCAGTTCACAGTGCCGCTGACGTATGGAAGATAATTTTTGATAGCAATCAACCTTGGATGCTCACAGCCAACGGCACTATCTTTACCTATGAGAAAGAAGCCGTCATTCCTGGCTTGCTAAAACGCTGGTATGCCGAACGTAAAGAAATGCAGGCCCGACTCAAAGAGTGCAAGAATCCCGAAGATGAAGAATACTGGGACAAACGGCAGTTGGTCAAAAAGATCAACTTGAACAGCCTATATGGTGCGATCTTAAATCCAGGTTGCAGATTCTTTGACAAACGCATTGGCCAGTCAACGACGTTGACAGGTCGTGCCATTGCTCGACACATGGATGCTTATGTGAATGAATGTATTACAGGCAAGTATGATCATGTAGGCGAGGCAATTATCTATGGTGACACAGACTCATGTTATTTCTCAGCCTATCCGGTGTTGCAAAAAGAAATAGAAGCCGGCAACATGACCTGGAGCAGAGAACTGGCCGTACAACTGTATAACAGTATTGCTGATCAAGTCAACGATAGCTTTCCTGGTTTTATGGAACAGGCATTCCATGTGCCACGTGAAATGGGCGATGTGATCCGAGGTGGCCGCGAAATTGTTGCCAGCAAAGGTTTGTTTATCACTAAAAAGCGTTATGCTGTAATGTATTACGACAAAGAAAACAAGCGTGTTGACACACACGGTAGCCCTGGCAAAGTAAAGGCCATGGGCCTGGATCTCAAGCGCAGTGACACTCCCAAAGTCATCCAGGAGTTTTTAAGCGAAATTCTCGACGAGGTGCTGATTGGCACAAGTCGTGAGCACATCATTGAAAAGATCCGCGAGTTCAAGTACAAGTTTAAAGAGCGTCCAGGTTGGGAAAAAGGCAGTCCCAAGCGTGTCAACAACTTGACCAAGTATGCCAAGGAAGAAGAACGTTTAGGCAAAGCCAACATGCCAGGCCATGTGCGTGCGGCTATCAATTGGAACAATCTACGCCGAATGAACTCAGACAAGTATAGCATGCAGATTGTTGATGGCATGAAGACCATTGTGTGTAAGTTAAAGTCCAATCCCCTAGGCTGGACCAGCATAGGGTATCCCACAGACGAGATTCATTTGCCAGCTTGGTTTAAAGAGCTACCGTTCGACGATGCAGAAATGGAATCCACAGTAGTGGATCAAAAATTAGATAATCTGTTAGGTGTGTTAGACTGGGACCTAGCGTCAGCTACCAACACAGAAAACACATTCCAAACTTTATTTGAGTGGTAATATGAAACTGAGTACCTTGGTCAATTATCGCAATGAACTACAAAAATTAGATCTCCACCCTATGAAAAAAAATGTGGAGACCCAGGTAGACAAAGTGATACATCTGGCTGGAACGCATCCTGTGCCAGAGTTTGATTATACCCAGGCACTCGTCAAACAAAATCAACAAATACATGGATCCATAAATGAATTCGAAAATCTCATAGGCACATTGAAGCAAGACGTTGATCAGCTGATTGCCCAAATAGAGCATCCATATTTTGTGGACAGTTATAATTTGTATGAAAATGACTTTGCAAATGAGACCGTGGGCGATGTAACCTTCAGACATCCACAATTGACTGATTCCACAGTGGAATACCTACGAGCTCGCATCAGTCGCTATAATAGTTGGAAATATCCGGCAATGATCTTACGGCCTGGTGTAGAAACTTATATCAATGACATGGTAGCATGTGATCCGTTGTATTTGGTAGATGTTCAACATGAACTATTGGCTCCAGCCGTGACACGATACAATGAGATATACCAGCACAGACTACGAACCTATGTTGTACACGAACGCGGAGAAAACAACATTTTGCAAAGACTTCCTGATTCGCAATTTGGTGTGATATTGGCCTACAATTATTTTAATTTTAGACCTTTTGAAGTCATAAAAAAATGGTTGTCCGAGCTGTTGGTCAAACTCAAACCCGGTGGGATGTTATTAATGACATTCAATGATTGTGACAGCGACAAGGCTGTCATGTTGGTCGAACAAAAATACTGCTGTTATACCCCAGGACACCTGATCATGCAGTTGGCACAAACTTTGGGTTTTGAGATAGTGTTCAAATGGAGTGACGAAGGTCCATGGACCTGGCTAGAACTACGGCGTCCAGGAGAATTGATCAGTGTAAGAGGCGGTCAAGCTCTAGCAAAAATATTACCCAAACCCGTTGCAAAATCTAAATAAACCCTGTATCATAACACAAAGGAGAATCGCATGAGAGACCATTTATTAGACTTAGTAGAACACACACATGACCTAGGGGTTATCGACCTGGTCAAAATCACCGGTGACGACAAATCAACTACCATCAACGGCTTGGCCGAAGATCGCAGCGTGGTAGTAGAAGGTGCCTTTGCTCAACCCCACGCAGATTTTATTGGCAACTTTGGCATGCCCAACTTGAGCAAGTTAAAGATCCTGTTGAACCTGCAAGAGTATCGGGAGAATGCACAACTTAGTCTCACAAGAAAAGACACAGGTGCACCCGACGGCATCAACTTTGTCAAC